CTAGGTGCTGAATCAATTCCAGAGTCAAAATAAATGTCATATTCAACTTCTCTGCTAGGAGGCCCTAAACGATTTTTCTTTACTTTTAACTTTGTCTTAGCTCCTACAATAGTACCATCAGATTTTTTAATCATCCCTAAATTATATAATGATAATCTAACAGACGAATGAAATCCAACAGCTTTACCACCACTTGTTTGAGTTTTTTCTCCAAAGCCCATTACACCTACTTTATCTCGCAATTGATTAGTCAATACTAAGCAAATTTTTTGACGACCAATCATATTAGTAATCTTACGCATTGCTTTTGATAATACAATTGCTTTAGTAGTTGCATAACCATCTTTTTCATAATCTGCTTCTTGCTCTACTTTAGTCGTAGCACCCATAATAGAATCAATAGCAATACATACCAAGCGGTCTTTATCAGCTAATCTAACTTTTTCAATGATCGTTTCTATAATTTCAAATGCATCTTCTATTGTTTCTACTGGAGCATAAATCATTTTACTTAAATCCATTCCTAACATTTCGAAGAAATCATTTGCTACGGCATTTTCAGTATCGATATATATTGATAATCCGCCTTTTCTTTGGCACTGAGCTAAAATACTAGCAGTTAATAATGATTTACCAGCAGCAGTTTCACCCATTATTTCAATAATTCTTCCTACAGGTAATCCAGCATTTGGTCTATTTGCTATTGCTAAATCTACAATATCATTTCCTGTAGATATCCAATCCGTAATGTTACTAGGAGAATCAACATCTTTATCTAAAAAATACGCTACTTTATGGTTCGTTTCTTTGAACTTTGTATTTAGCGCATTAGCTAGTAAAGAAGCTAAGTCTTCATTTATAACATCAGATGGAATTCCTTCTGATTTCTTTTTTGCCATAATAAATTATTTTTAATTAAATAGTTTATCAAATGCACTAGAAATGTCTTCTACTGATTTAGTATCTTCTTGTTTTGTAGCCGGTCTTTGCGGAGTGCTAGCTGGTGCTGATTCTTCTTGAACACCTTCAGTGTCACGATTTAACCATGTAGTCAATACTGCTTTTAAATCTTCGTAAGAAGGCTCTTTAAAAATTTCAGTTAAGTTCTTTTGACCTGTAGCAATTTTTGTGATAATTTCCTTATCTGTGTGTACCGGAGTTTGATTAGGTTTAATACGAATAGAAGTTTCAGGATAATCTTTACCTGTTTGTTCTTTTGTTTTAAATTCTACTGTAATGTCTCTTCCAGAAACTGGGTCTGTAATATCGCCATAATCTGGGTCAGCGATAAACCCTAATAATTCTTGATAAACTGTTTTACCAAATCCCCAAAACTTTACACCTTCATGTTCTTTACCGCGAACAATAATAGGAGCATATACTCTCATCTTAGGTTCGATCTTTTTACCTAACTTCCATTCTTCTTTTTTACCTGTAGATTGTAACTTTTCAGCAAATTCTACTACCGGATCTGGTTTACCGAATGTTGATGGAGATAAATACTGCTTGTTTCCAAATTCATAATGAAAATACAATTCGTTAAATGGATTGTCTTTGTTGAACTGATACGGAACGATTCTAACTACTTGTGTTCCTGGTTCTGGTTTCCATAACGTGTCTTGTCTTTCACCTTTTCCCGTGTTTTTTTGCAAATCTCCGAGCTTCGCTCTAATTGCATCTAAATTGATTGCCATTTGTTTTTTTGTTTTGTTTTTAATTGTTTAACTTACTAAATATCTAACTGATATCTAAATTTCTTATCTAATATAATATTATCTTTTCTATTATCCTATTTTTTTCTTTTTATAATTTAATAATATCAAATATTTCTAATTGATGTATTATTAATGTTTTATCTGTTACTAATATTGCTGAGTTTGAATAATCATCCCAATTTACTTTATAATTTTTATCTATGATATTATTATTAAGTGATGAAATTAAATAATTCAATCCATTTATAGTATATAATGTATTTGTTTCTTTATGTCTGTGTATTGCTATTGTACTATCTAATAAATCTTTTAAGTTTCCAGATTCTATATTATATGTACATGCTAATTCAGATGTTTTGCTCATACGCAAAATAAAAATTTTATTGTTAAGTATATTATAATTACTTTCAATTAAATCAATTGTATCTTGAATATTAGTTTCTTGAGTAAATGTGCAGAGTAGTCGTATCACTATAGGTATAGATTATTTAAATATAAATATCTATAATGTTACATTTTTTAAGTTATGATAGCCGTATCTAAATTAAAGATATACATTAACAAGAAAAATGTTATTTTATTTTTAATCAATGATCTGTGTTACAATATTTTTATTTTTATCAATGAATAAGTTCCATGATTCATCACCGTAATTATTAAGTTCCTCTAATTCTTCTAATGTCATTCCTGTAATTTTTAAGAGGATATCTAATTTAATTACTTTTTCATAATTACCATCAATATTTTTCCAAGCCGGATTTTCATCAGCTTTCTCATATTTCTTATATAATTCTTTACCTCTTTTATCATCAAATTGGTAAGGTACATACTCTGCATTTTCTTTGATAAGCCCTGCTAACTTTTTCATTCTAACAAATTGTTCATTTAATGAAGATGGTTGTTTACGATCAAATATATCCCAAGCTATTTGAGCGTTGTCAAATGATTGATCTTGAAATTTAGGTTTTAAATTATAACCTTGTTCATCTTGAGCTCCTGGGCCATATGCTGGCTTTGAGAAATAAGTGTAATATTTAGCTAAATTATCAAGAGATTTTTTAGTATCTTTACCATTATAAAATACACTAAGAGTTAAAGGTAATTTGTTGTTTGCTCTTCTATCTTTAGTAGATTGAACCGATGCGTTATATTCAGCCTCATATTCAGCGTTAAATTTAGCACTTGAAGCTTCTAAATCTTTTTTACTTTGATCTTTAGTAGCTGCGGCTTTTGCAAGCGATGCTGCCTTTTTCTCAGCATATCCCGGTTCATTTTTACGAGCATCTGACTGGCCTTTACGACGAGCTGACATCAACGTATATTCTACGCTTTTAATTTCATTATTTCCTATTTCACCTTTAGCAGCCATATCTGATAATTGCTGCATTAATGTTTCAAATTTTGTCATTAGTTTATTTTTTATTATACTTAAAGATAAGATATTACTTTCAATTAAACAACCTAAATGTTACTTTTTTTAAGTTTGATCATTACTTCAGACCCGTTATTCGTGTAAAAGTTTTAATATCTTTTGGAGATATTTGATCGTCTAACCCATCATATCCGTCTATTTTACTATCAGATAAAACCGCTAAAGCAACTACCATCATAGCTTTATATTTTTCAAGTTTTTTATTTTTTTTATGAGAACCTGGAAATGCTTTTTGAAGTTGTTCTATCATTGCCGGAGATTTTACTAAAACATAATAAAAAGTAACGTTATTGCTATAATAATAATCGTTAAAATGATCTGGAGCTTTATAAGTAGTACACCAAGCAGAATCTTTCTCTCCTGTAGTATTACCCATTTCATCAGTGCAATCTCTAAAAGCAAAATAAGACAATCCTAATTTTCTAGAAGCTTCATGTGTATGAGGGGTCATTACAAGTAAATCTGGAGTATCGATTATTGTTTCATAATCACTTTCAAGGTCTTTAACAGATACACCTTCTCCAGATTTATTAATTGTATCTACTTCATTTTTTAAATCCGCAAATGATTTGAAAGCATTAACATCTTTAGTTTTTGCTTTACCTTTGTTTAAAAAAACGTTATATTCTTCTACAGTATTTCTTAAATCATCTATATCAGTAACTGTTTTATTAATCCATTGCTTACCCATCCATCCAACAAATTTACGTGTTGGCGTTGGATCTATACTTACTAAAGTTTTAAAATCTTCATCAGATAATTTTCCTTGCTCAAGATATTGCTTAGCTTGTTTAATATTCTCAAGAATAAAGTTTTTATTTTCTTTAAGAAGTTTTGATTTTATTATTCTCATTTTATATATTTCTTTATTATATATCTATAACGTTATAGATATATCTCTCCTTTAACGCCTGGTAGCATTTGTCTTAATTGTTCTTTAGTATATTTTTTAGATATTGGGCTGTTACGTAAATCTAGATCACGTTTAACTGTTAAATTATCAGGTAATTGAGTTATTTTAGTTCCTGTTAAACTAAGTGTCCCGTTAACTGTTAAATTATCAGGTAATTGAGTTATTTTAGTTCCTCTTAAAATAAGTGATCCGTTAACTGTTAAATTATCAGGTAATTGAGTTATTTTAGTTTTATTCAAAAAAAGTCCGCCTCCTACAGTTAGGTTATTAGGTAGGGATGTTATTGGGGTGTTATTTAAATAAAGACCGTCTGTTACTGTTAAATTATCAGGTAGCGATGTTATTTTAGTATTCATTAAATTAAATTCTCCATTAACTGTTAAATTATCTGGAAGTGATGTTATTGGCGCTCCGCTTAAATTAAGACTCCCCTCACTGCCATCTTTAATATACTGCTGTATTTTCCTTTGAATTGCTATTATATAGTTTTTCTCACGTTCTTCTGGTGAACGTCTCGGAATTAAAATATTCTCTTCCTTTAATAATTTTTTAAGTTTGATCATATAAATAAATATCTATAACGTTACAGATATATCTCACCCTTTACTCTAGGTAACATTTGTTTTAATTGTTCCTTTGTGTATTTTGCAGATAATGGAGTATTAAATAACTCAAGATCTCCTCCTACTGTTAAATTATTTGGTAATGATGTTATTTTAGTATTCATTAAAGAAAGATCATCTCCTACTTTTAAATTATTCGGAAGTGATGTTATTGGAGCATTATCTAAATAAAGACCTCCTTTAATTGTTAAATTATTTGGTAGTGATGTTATTTTAGTATTCGTTAAAGAAAGAGAGCCCCCAACTTTTAAATTATCTGGAAGAGATGCTATTGGAGTATTAAATAACTCAAGATCTCCTCCAACTTTTGTTAAATTATCTGGAAGAGATGTTATTGGCACCTTACTTAAATCAAGATCTCCTTTACTGCCATCTTTAATATATTGTTGTATCTTTTTTTGAATAGAGATTATATAATTCTTTTTACGCTCTTCAGGGGAACGTCTCGGAATTAAAATATTCTCTTCCTTTAATATTTTTTTAAGTTTGATCATATAAATAAATATCTATAATGTTACATTTTTTAAGTTATGATAATCATAGCCAACAGCACACTTAACTGGATATTTGCCATTACATTCCAATAGTTGTTTTATATCATGTATATACTTACCACCATCATCTTTATGAAAATCAATCAAAACTGAATCATATAAATACAATATTATCTTACTCTTATATCGTTCGTTAACGCTCGTCAAAGTGTCTAATATCGCCATAGTTTCCTCCATCTCTAAGGATTGAATTAAATAATTTAATAATTTTTGAGAGTTCATATCATTAAAAAAATCACTTTTTAAGATACGTTTATAAATAGGCGTTTCTATGTATTTTTGTGTTTTGTATAATTTCCAGTTTGTTTTTGTAAAATCATCAACTAATTTAAAAAACGGAATATTTAAAAATTCTTCATCTATACCGCCATATAATTGTTTAAATGTAACTGATTTACTTTGATCGTATTCTTCTTGAGTTAATTCTTCTTTTCCAAAATAATAACGACCTAAATATTCATGCATATTTATTTTGCCTGGAAATTGATATCCTAATAATTCTCCTAATAATCGAATATGATAAGCATCATAATCAAACTGTAATAAAAATCCGTCTTTACCAAACCGAGACTTAAATGACTTTCTTACGCCTGAATCTTTATTTAAAGCAGCATAATTTACAGAATCAAATCTATTTGAAGGTCTTCCTGTTGTTGTATAAGGATTATATTCAGTGTAAACAAAATCATTAGTTATTGTTACGTTTGGAAATGTTTCTTTAAGTATATTAGAATCAACGTTCAAGCCGTTCATTTCTATTTTGTTAAGAGTCTTTATAATAGTATTGTATTTTATAAAAGACTCGGAAATTTGAAATGACTTATATAAATCTAAATATTCTTGAATAACATTATAAAATTTCTCATGCTGTTTTACAATGGGAAGAAGAAAATTTAAATTTTTAAGATTGGAATATTTTTGATTAAAATAATCATGTACTGAAGTATTAAATTCTTCAGAATCTATTGATTTATTTGTTACGAAATAATAAACTAAATTAGCATCATATATATGGTCACATTTTATTGTGTTTAATATATACTTTAAATTAAATATAAATACTTCTTTAGCAGAACATAACACTTCAGAAATAATTGGATTGTTTATTTTTAATCCCTCTGAATGATCTATACTAATAATAGTATGTCTGTCAATCGTTAAATCATAAATAAATATTAATGAAAGTTCATTAACTTTATAATGTAAAAATGGGTCTTTTAATATAGGGGCTACAAATAATCGATGGCCCGCTACTTTTGGAATTAACCGTTCTAATTCTTCAATTGTTTCTATTATGGGCATCATATATACCCTAATATAGATTATTTTTTGTATAATTCCAAATAATTTCTTAAATAATCTTGCAGACCGGGCATTTCTTCGTTATATTTTCGTACTATTTTACGATTTGCACTTTCCACATCAGATTCTATACCCGTTAATTTCCAAGGCAATTCTATCTTTAAATATAAAAACGGGTCAATGCTACTACCCACTAAATTTTCTTGAGCTTTATCAATTTCAATAATATTATCGTATCTATTGTTAGATTTTCGTAAAAAATAACGTGTTACATATCCTTGATTATAATCTTGAACTGAAGGAATAGGATAATATTGTTGGGGTGGTATATAATTTCGTACGTTTGTTTCAGTTAAAGAATCATACTTAAATAATTTTTCTGAGCGATATGGAATTAAATATTCTGATGTAAGTTCGTTGTAATCAAAGCCAGTCATTATCATACCATCTGTATAAGTATGATAATATCCTTTATATTCTGTACCATTATTTAACATCCATTCTTTACCAGATGTTTTAAGGCCAGTAGTTATTTGTTCTTGAGAATAATATATTTTAGGTCTTTTAGTCATTGTTAAGGTAAAATTATTCTGTATATTGCTTCTAATTCAGTATACCAGTCGTTATTTGATATTGTATGAGATATTCTAAGTATTGTAAAATAGCAATTTTTGCTATTATATCCTGTAGGTAACCAGTTAGTTGTTATAGAATTTCCTTGTTTAAATCCATGTATACCGTCTAATTTTATTTTTAATTTAATTGGAAATGTTGCAGTTCGTAAATTAAAAATAGATTTCCACATTGTATTATTACCTTCAAATACAGATTGCCTTGCTCCTTGAAATATAAGCTTATATAATTCTTGTATTCTCATTACATAAGCATAATGACTTGTTGGATATGGCTCTTGTAAATATTCATCCAGGTATTGACTATCTTGATTTCTAGTTTGATTTGGAGGCGCATCTGCTCTAGGATCTCCTGCAATACCTCTATACGAAATATTATATTTCTCAATTAAGTTTATTATGTTACTCGGTATTTCTAAGTATGATTGGACCAATACCTCATCAATATTAATAGGTATACGTGCCCTTATTAAATTTTTTTGCGCCTCGCTATAACTTTTCCATTCTTGTATTGTAATTACTTTTCCATTTTCAGTTATAATTTGTTTAGAAACAGAATTACCTATACTAGTCTCTGATTGACCTGCTAATGCAGCAACAGTTATTATTTCATTACTAACATCAGACTCGACTAATATTTCTCTACATACTGAATTTGTAGTAAATGCTGTAATTTCTAACGCCTCTTCTTTTTTTATTGTAGTATTGACAGAGTTAATATTTTTTATTATAACTTCCGTATCAGTCATAAAACAAGTCGCTTGTATCATACCACCTGTTTCTACATCTAATTGTTTAAATAAATTATTTAAAAATCCCTGAAATGTGTTAAGCTTTATTTCAGAATTATTTTTTATATTTGAAATAGTTGCTAAAAATTCAGTTAATACATATTCTACATTTAATAAAATAGCACCTAAATAATAACTGTCTGTGCTGTAATTTTTAAAATCGACTATTGGCGGAAAACTTACATAACCATCCCCAACCGAAGAATATGGAAAAGCAAATTTATAAAAATCTGCTGGCCCTGTTTTCATAATAACCTCATCACATTTAGAAAAATAACTTACATCCGGATTAATTATAAATTGTGTAGGTGTATCTTTTTGTGTACGTAAATTATATGCTAAAATACAATTTATAATATGTATTAATGAATCTAATCTAATATATGCTCTAGGTAATGTCTGAGCTTCCGTAACGAATACTCCTAATGAACGAATCCCTAGTGGATATAAAAATACCCCCGTTGGCATATCAATAATATAATAACCCGTTACATTTTTTATATTTGTAGGCTCAAAATCAGATGCGACAGTTTTCT